CCTCAAGATCGAAGCCGCCTTTGAAAACGAGTGCCAGCGTCAGGAGGCCAAGCTTGCCCACGAACTCGAAATCACCAAGGCCACCCTCGCTCCTACGCCGTCTGTCCGCCGCCTTATCGCTGAGACTGAGGAATTTCTTCGCTCGGTGGATGGGCAAGAAGCGGGAGCAACTGCCCAATCAACCCCCGAAGGATCGGAGTGAGGAATGACCATGTCGTTTGCGCGCCGCCAATTGCTCGAAAAACTGAGCAGTGGGTATCAGGAGTTCTCGCCGAAGTACCCGCCGCTCAAGTGGGCCATCCAGCAGCGGTATGCCGCCGAGGCGCCGTCTCCTGCTGGGAAAAACAAGTACGGCATCACGCAGGCCGGCGCGGCAGCGTTAGGTGAGGCGACCCGTACCCCGGCCGAGCGCGCGGCTCTCCGAGCAATCAAGAGGTTGGACGGGGGCAAAATCCTCTGCCGCCAGTTTCAGCCGATTGCCGGCGGGTTCGACTATTTCACGGAGCCGGACCACAGGCCATTCCCGCCCGACAGCGCTGCTTGGCTGATCGAGAACGGGAGGCTTGAACCGCAGCAAGACGGTCTTTTCGAGGGCATGTCTCAGACCTTCCGGGTACCGGCCCATGCCTAGTGCGCTCACCCTCAAAGACGTGCTTTACGCGCTGGAATACGGCCGGCAGACGCTTTGCCGTTTTCCGAGGCAGGGGAAGCCCGCAATCTGGGTTCTGGAGCCGAACGGAACGCCGGTTCCCCAGCGCATCGCAGAAGCCGCAACCATCACCGCTGATGTCGTTTGCATCGAGCGCCTGATCAACGGCCGGCAAGTGTTTGGCTGGAGGATGGCAGCATGAACGCAACCCCCTCCCGTGAAGAGCAGGCGGCGCGGGTGGTGCTGCCGTTCCCGCCGAGCGTCAATGCGCTGTACCGCTCCGTGAAGGGCCGCTCCATTCTTTCCGAGCGCTATCGGAACTGGAAAACGGAAGCGGGCATGGCGCTCAACCTGCAGAAGCCGGAGCGCTTCGGTGGACCTGTGTCCATCCTGGTTGAGCTGACGCCACCGAACCGCATCCGGCGCGACATCGACAATGCCGGCTTCAAAGCCGTTCTCGACCTGCTCAAGACCTATGGCGTCATTGTGGACGACGACAGCCGCTATGTCCGCGAAGTGACGGCCCGTTGGATCGATGCTGGCGAGCCCTGCACCGTAACCGTGAGGAGGGCAGGGTGATGAATACGCGCCGTCGCTTCCCCGTCGAGGCAATGCTTTCAATGCATGCCGAGGGCCTGAGTTACGCCGAGATCGGGCGGAGGCTTGGCTGCACCACTAAGCATGTATCGCTTCGCATTCGTAAGGCCACTGGCGTGCCGACGACCCCTCATGTGGATGAGGGGTTGTGGGGGTACGATGACGACCGCAAACGGCGGGAATTTGCCACCCGAGCAGCAAGGGGAGCGCGCGAGGCTCTGGACACCGGCTCCTTTGTAAGGCTCGGCATGGCTACTCGCCAGATCGTCGCCGATGTCGCTCACAAGCGGAAGGCGAACGATGCCTGATACCGCAGCAGCAAAGATTGAACTCTCGGAAGTTGACGTTGAGCTGACCTTGCTGGGTTCGCTATTCATCAATGACAGTGCCTTTGAGCATTTCGCCCCGGCGATCAAAGCCGAGTGGTTTGGCGATCCGCTAGCCAAGTACCTGTTTGAGCAATGCCAGAAGATCAACGACGCGGGCAATAAGCTGACCGCGCCGACAATCATGGCCGCGCTGCCGATGGATATGGGCGGCGTGAACCGCGGTGTGTTCTTTGCTCGGGCTTGTGCGTCGGGAGTGCATCCGAGCGCGATCGGCGGGCTGGTACACACCCTCAAGGATCGATGGGCGCGGCGCTCGCTGGTCGGCATGGCTGATCGGGCCAAAGAGGCGGCGGTGCGCTTCGAGGCTGACCCCTACGAGGTCGCGAGCGACTGTCTGGCTGAAATCGACAGCATGATGGAGGTCAAATCCGACAAGGTGGGATCGAGCCTCGCCAGTGCGACAGCAGCGCTGTTCGATGACATCAGCGATGCGGACAAACAGAAGGGCGCCACTACCGGGCTGCGCGTTCTGGACAACAAGCTCAACGGCTACCGCCGCGGCCAGCTCTATGTGATCGCCGGGCGGCCCGGCATGGGCAAGTCGGCGTTCATGTGTTCCTCCCTGCGGCGAACCGCGCAGAGCGGCGTCGGCGTTGCGATCTTTTCTCTGGAGATGACCCGGCAGGAAATCGCCGCGCGGATGCTCTCCGATGCCTGCGACCATGTTCATGCACCCAAGTTCGGGGATATCCTGAAGGGCAACGTTCAGGGCCATGAGCAAGCGCTTTTTGACGCCAACCAGGTCATTGCCGGTGCGCCGATGCATATCGATGACAGCGCGCGGCTGACCTTCGCCCAGATCGCTGCTAAGTCGCGCCGGCTGAAGTCGGAAATGGAAGCTGCCGGCCTTACCCTCGGTGTCGTCTGCATCGACCATATGGGTTTGGTGATCCCTTCCGAACGCTATGCCGGCAACAAGGTCGCCGAAGCTGGCGAGGTGTCGGGGCGAGCCCGCGCGCTGGCCAAGGAACTGGATTGCTGCGTGGTGCTGCTGTGTCAGCTCTCCCGCGATGTGGAGAAGCGCGACGACAAGCGCCCGGTGATGTCGGACCTCCGCTGGTCCGGCGAGATCGAGCAGGACGCCCATGTAATCGGGTTCTTGTTCCGTGAGGAATACTACCTCGCCCAAGATCCGGATGCCGACCAGGAAGCGCTGCGCAATGCCCGCTGGCAGATGGAATTCCTAATCCGCAAGAACCGCAACGGAGAGACAGCCGACACGCGGCTGTGGTGCTCCATTGCTCACTCCAGCCTGAGGGACAACGGATGAGCCTCGCTGCCATGACCTGGGCCGTTGAGGCCCCGATCGAACGCCCTACCGCGAAGCTGGCGCTTGTTTGCTTGGCCGATCATGCGGACGAAGATGGGGCCTGTTTTCCATCTCAGAAGGCTTTGGCTGCAAAGGTCGGTGTTAGTGAGCGGGCCCTCCGTGACGCCCTCGTTTGGCTCGAGGAAAATGGGTTTGTGGTCCGCACGGCGCGGCACCGGAAGGACGGCTCAAGGACCTCTGATGCCTACCAACTCCCGCCGGAAGCCTACCGGAAGAATTTTCCCCACCCCCGGAAGGAAACGCAGACCCAACCGGAAAAATCTGCCGGGCTCACTACGTTTGAACCTGTCACTGAACCTGTCACAGCAGCCGAGCGTCCGCAGGACCTAGTCGAAAAGCTCCTCGACGCCGCAGGCATTCAGGGTAATCCGAACCCCGCTTTGGCATTTCCTGGCGAGATCATCGGACTCATGCAGGCCGGGTTCAGTCTCGACGGCGATATCCTGCCTGCGATCCGTGCCAAGCCGAAACCGACCGCACGGACATGGGGGTACTTCGTCCCGCAAATTCGAGAAGCGGTAGATCGCCGCAAATCGGCCGCCTCCGTACCCCGCCCAACAGCCAAGACTGTCGATTGGGCTGGTCGCCTCAAGGCGTACCGGGAGGATGATCTGTGGCCGCATTCGTGGGGGCCGAAGCCAGGCGATTACGGCTGCAAGGTCCCGGCGCACTTGCTCGGCGAGGAAGCTGCATGATGCCCGTCACCTGGGAAAAGAGCGGCCCCAACCTCAAGCCGGTGTTCTGGTGCGAGGATTGCGGTCAGCCGGCCCACTTCGGTGTGGGCTGCAATCTCAGGGCAGCGATAGCCCACAAGGACGCGAGCAGGGCGGGGCGATGGTACTGCGGCCGCGTCGGCGGTCGGCCCGCATGCAAGCAGGTTCAACAGGAGGGACGGGGACAATGAGCGAGACACAAGCTGACATTCACAATAGCGAGGCTGGCAAGATCGTCGCTTCCATCGTGCGCCCGCCGCTCGAGGCAGGTGGGAGCGCGACAGACGTGCTGGTGCTGTTGGAAAGCGTCATCGTAGGCGTTGCTCTGACCGTCATCAAGCTCGGCGGTGATGAGAAGGTTCTCGACGTGGTTGTTGAGCGCGCACGCGAACGCCTTGCCGAGCTGCGCCTCAAGGGCATCAAGACCGAGGGGAACGGCTGATGGAAATCGGGCGCATAAAGGGCTGCACTCGTGTCATTGGCCGGTCCCAAGGCTATTACGGCCTGCCACTCCGGGACGAGCTTATCAACGACAGCGTGACCGGGCCTGACACGCCGTGCATGGTCACGGCATGGTTCCCGACGCCTGACGAGTTGGTCGCCATAAACGCGGGCGCTCCGATCCATTTGCGTGTGGTCGGCATTGGGCATCCGCCAGTCATGCTCGGCGTAGGGGAAACGCCAGACACCCCGTCCACCCAACCCCGAGAGGGTGAGCTATGAGCGGGGTGCAGGAGTTCATTGATCAGGCATATTTCCAGCATGGACCCTGTTGTGGGGGTTGTGACTGGTGGCGGCATCTCAACAGCCGGGTTGGCGAGTGCCAGAGATCAGCGCCGGTGGCCGCCATCGAACGGAACGCGATGCTGGGGATCGAACGCTGCAGCATGTCTGGCCTAGGGGCTGGCCATGTTCTGACTAGCAGGGAACACCTGTGCGGCGATTTCAAAGACGACTTCGACTGGTCGTCTCTGCCGCTCGCGTATCTCAAGCGCATCGGTGCTCCCACCGCCCGCGCCCAAGGCAATCCCAACACCCCCGATGGAGAGACGCAATGAGCGATACCTACACCGGCCTTTTCGTCACATGGATTGAGGACTGGTCGCAGTTCTTCCAGCCCTGCAACTGGTACACCTTCCGCCCCATCTTGGTTGAGTTCGAGGATGACCGCTGAATGGGCGGTGTCGAGTTTACGGCCATTCTGCTCGGCTTGGGGTTCCGCTTCCGGTGGAACTACGCGCGCACCGAGAAGGTGGACGAAATCAACGCTGCCGTGGACAGCATCATGCGCGGCGAAACTGCCGTCCGCACCCCCGATGGAGAAGCACAGTGAGCATGGTGGAGAAGGTCGCGAGGGCGATTGCTGCGGCGGATGGCTACGACATCGATGGCTTGCGAGCCCACGCAGAGGCCGGCCAACCGCATGCCAAGGCCGATCTCGCTCAGCTGATGAAGCAAGCAAAAGCGGCCGCGCAGGCAGTAGGCGACAGCTTTGATGATCCGGTGATCCGCGCCGCCATCACAGCAGCACTGGAGGAATAGGGCATGGCACCGGAGGCAGCACCCTGGATCACTGCCGGCATGTTCCTGCTGTTTGCGGTGGCCTGCTTCATTTGGGACTGGTGGGACAATAGGGGAGAATAGCATGGCAGGGCGGCGGGAGAAGTTCATTGAGGACAAGATGGTGCCGGACCCGTCCATGTCCGATGCTGAGTATTTCCACCAGCGCCAGAAGAAGTCCGGCCCGAACATCGGCAAGGTGTCGGCCAAGGTGAACATGTCCGAGCTGATCGGCGGGTTCGCTCGGTTCGACAGGCGCACCGAAGCGCAAGAGGCGGCTGCCGCTCGGTATCGCGGCCTTCACGAACGCGCACAGATCGGCAGGGCCAGGGCAGTGGACTATGCCGCCGTCAAGGTCGACACATCGGGGCCGACCGAAAACAGGGCCGGGGAGATCGGACAGGACGCGCGGCGCCGATATGCCGATGCTGTGCAGTTCCTCGGCATCGTCCGTTCCAGCCTGATTGAGCGCATCGTGGTCTATGACGTGCCGGTCAGCAAGATTGCCAAGGGAAGCCGGGAGCGCGAGCGACTGACGCGGGAGGTTTTTGCGGCTCTGGATGACCTCGCTGTGCACTTCGGTCTCGCCAAGAAGAAGGCCGCTTGACGAGCGGGGCAAAGAATGGCATCAAAGGCATACGCTGGCGCGCTGCGCCGGTTCAAGGGCTCGCTTCGGCGGGCCTTTTGCGTTTCTGGCGTAGAACGAAATTGCGCCACATACCGATCCGATAGAAATGGAATTGCGCGATGGCTGCGAGAGGCCGCAAGCCCGGCTTCGCAATGTCGAATGAGCACCGGGTTAAAATCCAAAACAGCAATATCCTCAATGCGCTTATCGAGCACGTCGAGGGTGTTAGAGATATGTCACCATCACAGGTGACCGCCGGGCTTGGTCTGCTGCGCAAAGTCATGCCGGATCTCGCTGCTGCTGCTGATGTGGATGCAGATGGCGAACTGGCTCCCGTCGACAGGATGACGGATGAAGAACTCGAAGTCATTGCAGCAGGCCGCAGCGCGGGAATTACTCCGCCGTCGCGCAGCCCGCAAAAGCTTAACTGAGTTCGCCCGCTACATCGATGTTCCTGGCGCGCCGGTTACGGAGGCCGAGGACGAGGAGAACTTCAAGCCCGCGGAAACGCAGCTTGCCACGCATCACGAGCTGATCCTCAAAGCAGCACAGAGGTGCATCGATCAGCCATATGGCCGACTTATGCTGTTCATGCCTCCGGGGTCGGCAAAGAGCACCTATGGTTCGGTGGTGGTGCCCGCGTATGCGATGGGGACAAAGCCGGGCTATCGTGTCATCGGTGTGAGCTACGGCTCGGACTTGGCTCGCAAGATAGGGCGAAAAGCTCGGTCTGTTGTGCGGCAAGATCAGTTTCGGGCACTATTCGGCACCGGCATATCTGCGGAGAGCAGTGCAGCCGATGAATGGGCATTGGAAAGCGGCTCGGAATACATGGCTGGCGGGCTGGTGTCCGGCGCCATCACTGGCAACCGCGCGAACCTCGTTGTTGTGGATGACCCGATCAAAGGCCGACAGGAAGCCGAGTCCGCGCTGATCCGGCGCCGTGTGGCTGAGGCGTTCGATGATGACGTGAAGACCCGTCTTCTCCCGGGCGGGTCGATCATGATCATCCAGACGCGTTGGCATGAAGAAGATCTGGCCGGTTCTATTTTGCCGGTGGGGTATGCCGGCGAGAGCGGCGCGATCCGCTGCCGTGATGGGCAGGATTGGGAGGTGATCTGCCTCCCGGCCAAAGCCGAGCGCGCTGATGACCCGCTTGGCCGACAGGTTGGTGAATACCTCTGGCCGGAATGGTTCGATCAGCGGCATTGGGCGCAGTACGAAAGCAAGCCGCGGACATGGGCAAGCTTGTACCAGCAGCGGCCGGCACCGGAGGAAGGCGATCTATTCCAAGCCGACTGGCTGCGGCCCTATGAGAAAGCGCCAGCAAAAGAAACGCTGACCATCTACGGCGGCTCTGATTATGCCGTGACGGCAGATGGCGGTGATTACACTGTGCACATGGTTCTCGGGCTGGACGCGCAGAAGCGCATGTGGCTGCTGGACCTGTGGCGCAAGCAGACGAGTTCGGATCAGTGGGTTTCGGCCTTCTGCGAGCTGGTGCTGAAGTGGAAGCCGGTCGAATGGGCCGAAGAAACGGGGCAGATAAAGAGCGGTGTTGGGCCGTTCCTTGATCGGACAATGCGGGAGAGCGGCGCCTATGTGGTGCGGCGCACCTTCCCGACGCGGGGCGATAAAGCAGTTCGTGCTCAATCGATCCGGGGCCGCATGGCGCTGGATGGGTTGTATGTGCCGATAAATGCCCCTTGGTATGAGCAGTTCCGGGCGGAGCTGCTGACGTTCCCAACCGGCCGGCATGACGACCAGGTTGATGCGCTAGGGCTGATCGGGCAGTTGCTCGATACGATGTTTGAGCCTCGCGCCGAAGAGAAGCCGAAAGAGCCTGAGCCGCTCGACTGGTTTGAAGAACGCGAAAGCGATGATGTGGATTGGAAGTTGGCATGATCGAGAGTGTCGATTATCACCGCTACCATTCCCGACTGGTCGATATGTTCATGTCGGCGGAGGATCAGGGCGACAAGTCTCGTCGTGGCGCTGAGCGCGATATCGATTACTATGATGGCAAGCAATGGACCGAACGCGAGGTGCGCGAACTCAAGCGCCGCGGTCAGCCGGCCATCGCCTTCAACCTAGTTCGCCAGAAGATTGATTTCCTGCAAGGGCTGGAGCGCACGCAGCGCACAGTCCCGAACGCCTTGCCGCGCACACCGAAACATGAGGACGAAGCCCACGCAGCAACGGACAGCCTGCGCTTTGTGGCCGACACCAACCGCTACAATGAGAAGCGGTCTCGCGTTTGGAAGGATATCTTGACGGCCGGCTGGGGCGGTATCGAGGTCGTGGTTGAGCAGTCGCCCAAGGCGTTGATGAACTCCACTGCCATGACTGGGCCAGAATGGGACGTGGTGCTGCGGCGTTGCCAGTGGGACCGCATGTTCTGGGATCCCTACAGCGCCGAGGAAGATTATTCCGACGCCGGTTATCTTGGCCTTGTGCTGTGGATGGATCGCGATGAAGCGGTGCGGCGGTATGGCGCCGAGGCCTCAGCGGTGTTTGACGAGACAGTCAGCAGCCGCGCAATCGGCAACACGTTCGATGACAAGCCTTCGCAAACATGGGTGCAACGTGGGAAGCGCGATCGCATCCGCGTCGTGCAGATGTATTTCATTGGCGATGATGGCCAGTGGGACTTTTGCGAGTTCACCAAGGGCGGCATTCTTTCGGCTGGCCCGTCTCCCTGGCTTGATGAAGATGGGCAGCGCGAACACCCATATTCCTGGCGTTCGGCTTATGTGGACCGCGACAACAATCGATATGGAGTTGTCCGTGACTTGATTGATCCGCAAGACGAGGTGAACAAGCGCCGGTCCAAAGCGCTGCACCACGCGACGGTGCGCCAGACGTTCGGAAACTCAATGGCCACGTCACGCATGACCGAGCGCAAAATGCGGGAACAGTTGTCCCGGCCGGATGGACACCTTGACCTCGCAGCAGGCGCCCAGTTTGGCAAGGACTTCGGCGTCATCCCGACCAACGACCAGGCCAGCCAGCAATTCGATTTGCTGCAGCAAGCGCAAAGCATGTTCGAGGTCATGGGCCCGAACGCTGCAATGCAGGGCAAGAAGGAAGGCAACGAAAGCGGCCGGGCCATCATGGCGCAGCAGCAGGGCGGCGCAATCCAGATGGGCACGCTCACCGACACACTCCGGGAAATGGATCTGGAGGTTTACCGCAAGGCTTGGCGGCGTATTCGCCAATTCTGGACCGCGGAAACATGGGTGCGTGTCACCGACGATGAGAAGAACCTGCAATGGGTGGGCCTGAACAAGCCGGTGATGTCACCTGTCGTGGCCCCATCGCTTGATCCAGCATCTGGGCAGCTCGGCATGATGCCGGTCCCCGACACGATGACCGGCCAGCCGATGATGCAGCCCGTGATTGATCCAACGACGGGACAGCCGACCTTGCAGAACTCGGTGGCCGAACTGGACGTGGATATTGAGATTGATGATGCGCCTGACATGGGCACGCTGCAGCAGGAAGAGTTCTCCAACATGGTCGACCTGGCCCGCGTAGGCGTCGTGTTCCCGCCCAAGGTTTACCTCGCTGCGTCGAACCTTCGGAACAAGGGCGACCTGATCCGCATGATGGACGAAGCCGCGCAAGGGCAGGGCCAGCCGGATCCGCTGCAACAAGCCGCGGCAAAGCTCGAACTGGAAGGCAAGGCTGCCAACAACCAGAAAACGCAGGCGCAAGCCGACCACGTGAAGGCTCAAACGCTCAAGACGGTCACTGATGCGCAGATGAGCGCAATCAACGCAACTCGACCTCAGCCCCAGCCGATTATCGCAGGCTGATCTCGCATAGCCGCCGCCGGGCTTAACGGGCGATCGGATAGCTCAGTCCGTAATTGAGCAAGTGCCGCCGACTTACGGGCGATCACCGCCGCCGGGTGCATCCGGGCGCACGTCAATCCAAACGCATTGGAGTACGTCAAGTGACAGCACAGTCGCTGGATGAAATCATGGCCGGACGGGATGCAAACCAGCCCGAGCCCAGCCCCGATAATGCCCCCGCAACCGGCAATCAGCCGCGCGACGACAACGGCAAGTTTGCCCCGAAAGGCGACCAGCAACCCGAACCCGTCACGCAGCAGGAACCGGCGCACACCGAAGCCGAGCAATCGACCCCCGAAAAGGGCAAAGTTCCTCAGCAGGCGCTACATGCGGAGCGAGAAAAGGCCAAGTCCGAGCGGGAGCGTGCAGACGCCCTCGAACGGCAACTTGCCGAACTCAGGGGGCAAGTGAGTGTTTTGACCCAGCAGCGGCAAGCACCGCAGCAACAGGTCGAACCGCCAAAGCCTCGCGTCGTCTGGGAGGACCCGGACGGATGGGCTGAAGAAAAGCTCACGCCATTCCAGCAGGAACTACAGGAAACGCGGTTTTACTACTCGCAAACCGGAGCAATCCGGGATCATGGGAAGGAAACCGTCGACGCTGCCAGCTCCGCACTGCAGCAGGCCGTTCAGGCCGGACAGATCGACCCTAACCAGCTCAAAACGCAGCTTTCCCGGTCCATCGACCCGGTTGGCGACGTGGTGCGCTGGTATCAGCAAACGCCCGCTCACCAAGAGAAGGCGTTGCGCGAAAAGATCCGTGCCGAGATCGAAGCCGAGCAGAAACCCGCTGTCGCTGAAGCCCAAACGCAACCCGCGGCCAAAACCCCCATGCCGAGCAACTTTGCCGGTGCCCGTAACGAGGGCGCCCGCAGCTCACCGGTGTGGTCGGGTCCGAAGCCGCTTTCCGAAATTGCCCGTGGCAATAATCAGTAAGGCAACAGCAAATGGCTGAGACCCGCGTCGAGGCTGATCTCGTCCCCACGATATGGGACGATCAGTTCTCCGTCGAATTTTTTCAGAACAACCCCTTCGCGGCCTATGCCGGGACCGGGATCGACAACCCGATCGTGATGAAAGAGGACTTCGCTTCCAAGCGGGGTAACGGCATCACCTTCGAGTTCATTACCAACCTCAATCGAGGCTCTATTCGCGGCCGGCAGCCACTGCGCGGTCACGAGGACAAGCTCGGTGAGTATGGTGACCGTGTCTTCTGGGACATGCGCAAGAAAGCCGTGTCGATGCACGAGCTGGATGAAGATCTAGCCGCCATCGACCTTCGCAAGGCCGCCCGCGGTGCTCTCCGCACCTGGTCGGACGAGGACGTGAAGTTCGCAACGATCGAGGCCCTCATGATGGTCGGCCTCAATCTTGATCGTGCTTATGACATCGCGACCGCAGCGGAGAAAAACGCATGGCACACTGCGAACAAGGACCGCGTCCTCTACGGCAATGGGACGGCGAACTATGTCACCAACGACCACGCCGCATCCCTCGCCAACGTCGATACGACCAACGACAAGCTCACCAAGGAAACCATTTCCTTGATGAAGCGCCTCGCCTTGTCGGCCCGTCCGCGTATCACTCCGGTCTCGACTGGCGCCGCGGACAACCGCCGCAAGTTCGTGGCTTTCGTCCACCCCCTCGCAATGCGCGATCTGGTGACGAGCCTCAACGAGTCCGAGCGCCAGGTCTCCGTGGCCGCGCGCAACGAACGCCTGTTCCTCGGTGGCGACCGGGAATGGGATGGCGTGATCATCCACGAAGTGGACGACATGCCCCTTCTGACTGGTGCCGGAGCGGGCGGGAATACCACGGTCGCCCCGGTGTTCTTCCTCGGCCAGGAAGCCCTCGGCTGGGCCTTGAAGTCCCGCTACGGCAGCCGGCAGCAGACCGATGATTATGGTCAGGTGACCGGCCTCGCCATGATCGGCAAATGGGGCATGAAGAAGCTCGGTTATACCGTCGGAGACGAGAAGTTCGTTGAAGATGGCGCCGGGTTGCAGACCAACGTCAAGGGCAAGCAGCGCGGTATGCTCACCGGCTTCTTTGCCGCGGCCAGCGACTAAGGAGGCCTGAATGGCACGTCATAACCCGATTTACACCAACGCTTATCATCACCCGGAAGACACCGGCCTGCACACCATGGGCCGGATCGTCAACTTCGGTGATGCCGATCTCGCCACGGGTCTGCTGCCCTGTGGCTCGTTCGAAAAAAACTCGGTCATCGACTTCGCCAGGGTTTCGATCCTGACGGCGTTCAATGCCGGCACGACGAACACGCTGGAGTTCGGCACGGTGACCAACGGCACATTCACGGCAGACATCATGTCGGCCGCTGATACTGCCGCCGGCACGCTCGGCAATCGAAAGAACGGCACTGGCGCAAAGCTCGGTGCGCCGTTGGCTACCGACACGATCGTCTATGCCCGCTTCACGCAGGCTGGCACGGCGGCGACGGCAGGGCAGGCGATGTTCTGGATGGCTGCGTTCATTCCGCAGACGCCCGATCCACGCACCCGTGCGGGAGACTGATCCGATGGAAACGTTCAAGGCGTACTACACCGGTCAGGCTAGCGGCCCAGTGCAAGCTTTCACCGTTACCTTTGAGCAAGGCAAGCCGGCTGATGTGCCGGCGCGCTTTCGGGACAAGGTTGCCGGCAATCAGTACTTTTCTACCGATGCGCCGAAAACCTCTGCCCCGGCACCGACGCCCCCCTTGTCGCCGGGCGGTGATGTGTTCGAGGCGAAACACCGCGGCGGCGGCTCCTACTCGATCATGCGCGGGGATGTCGAAGTGGTCGACCGCCTGAGCAAGACCGATGCGGAGACTTTCAACGCCATGTCGGCCGACGAAAAGGCTGACTATGTGAGCGACCGCGAATAACCGGAGGCGCGTGATGCAAACTCGTGAACAGCTTGTATTGCGCGCTCTCCGCGAGCTTGGTGTTCCCGGCGCCGGCCAGATGCCGAGTGCCGAGGACGCTCAGGTTGTCGACGGAGAGATTGCGCCGATCATGGCCGATCTCTCTCTCCGCAACGTGTGGTCATGGGGCGACCCTGACCGAATTGACGATGCCGCCGCGGTGCACCTAGCGATCATCATCGCCAACTCGGTTGCCAACCAGTTCGGCAAGGATCGGGACGAAACGAAGCGGCTGATGGCCGAGGTCCGGCTGCGCGAACTGGACAATGCCGAAGATGCCGGCGATCCGATCCCGGCGAACTATTTCTGATGGAAATACCGTTCCCGACTTCCACAGCGCCGAGCCTAAATCCAACCGAGAACGGTGGACGGTTGATCAACTGCTACGCCGAGAAGGCACCGGCTGGCTCACGCAGCAAAGTGCTGTACCGCCGCGCGCCCGGTTTGCGGCCATATTTCAGCGTCGGGAGCGATCTTTACCGCGGCTCGCTGCTCGTTGGTTCGATACTGTACATCGTGAATGGCGCCACGGCTTACACCGCAGCGCTCACCGGTGGGACAATTGTCACCACGGCGCTGGCCGGCACAGTCCCAGGCATCGGGCCGGTCTTGATGGCGCACAACACGCGCATCCCGACGAACCAGATACTGCTGGTGCATTCGGACGGCGTGGCAACGATTGAGGGTAACACGGTCTCGGAGTTCTCGGACCCGGACCTGCCGGCTGTTTCGTCCCTAACATACCTCGATGGCTTTTTCGTCCTGACCTCCGCGGACGGTCGGGCCTACGCATCGGGCGTTAATGACACGACGTTCGCCACCTTCGATTATGCGACCGCAGAGGCAGCGCCGGACGGACTGGTTCGGGCCGTAGCTTTCGGGCGCGATTTGCTGCTCATGGGCGAGACGACGGTTGAGTTGTGGAGCAACACTGGCAACCCCGAGGCTTTCCCCTTCACGCGCGGCCCAGTCATCCCTGTGGGGCTGAAAGGCCCTTATGCGGTGGGGGGCTTCGAATACGGCTTCCCACAACCCCTGTGCTGGGTAGGAAGCGACAATCGGGTTTATCGGCTGGTCGGGTACTCGCCGGAGCCTATTTCAACGCCTCAGCTTGAGCGCATGATTGAGGCGGTGGCCGATCCGCTGGCCATCGAGGGCAGCGTTTACGTGACGGCCGGACATGCCTGTTTCGTTCTGACCTCGCCATCTTGGACGTGGGTTTACGACTTCATCACCGGCGAATGGCACGAGCGGCAGTCCTATGGAGCAAGCCGCTGGCGGGCTCATGGCGGTGTCTATGCCTTCGGCGCTTGGCTGACGTTCGACCGGGTCAGCAACACTGTGTTTCAGGTGCATGACCGGGAGCGGCGAGAGAACGGCCAACCTTTGGTTATGGAACTTCGATCCAACCAAGTGCATCGCCTGCCAGGCCGGTTTGTGGTCAATCGGGCGAGCTTCGATTTCGTCACCGGTGTGGGCCGCGATCAGGGGCAGGCCCCCATCGAGACGGATCCGAAGGTTTCGATTTCGTGGTCTGATGACGGCGGGCGCATCTTCGGCAACGCGCTCCTGCGTCGGCTGGGCTCTCAGGGCGAGATTGTGCCGATCGATATATTCCGGTGCGGACTGACGGGCAGGAACGGCCGGCAATGGCGCTTGCAGATCAGTGATCCCGTCGAGGTAGTATTCCTCGGCGGCGCGATGGACATCGAGGAGCGCACGGCATGATCCGGTTTCCTCAGAGATTGCCCGATCCCACTGTCCCGCTGGTGGAGCCAAAGACGGGCCGCGTGAACCCGATCTGGTACCAATACCTGCGGGAAGTGGACGACGTGATCCGCAAACTCGTTACCGCATCTAACGAATACGATCGGCGCATAACGGAATTGGAGCTGCCCTGATGGACTGGCTGATGGATATGCTCGGCCTCAATGCCGGCAAGGCCACAATGAAGGCGGCCACGAAGAACGAAGGCATCGTGAACCAGTACGGCGTCGATGCCGGTGAACTGGTAACGGAGGGCGCCGACCAAGCCGGCGGCTACCTGCAGCAAATCCTTGGCTTGCAGCAGCCGATGGCCGAGGCTGGACGGGCCGGGGCAGGGCTCTATGCCGATGCGCTTGGCATCAATGGCGCGGAAGGGGCTCAACGGGCCACAGGCGCATTCCAGACCGGCCCAGGCTATCAGTTCCAGATGGATCAAGGCTTGCAGGCTTTGCAGCGTATCGGCTCGGCCAAGGGGAACCTCCAGTCCGGCAATACCGACGTTGGCGTGATGCGGTATGCCAGCGGCCTTGCTGATCAGTCGTGGGGCTCATGGCTGGATCGGCTGGCAAACCCGTCGTCCCCGCTCAACAGCGCCGTATCGGGCCAGACCTCTACGCTGGGCAATCTCGCGGACTTGGCCCTCGATACGTCTGGCAAGCGCATCGGCATCCGAGGCGAAGTCGCGAACGGGTTAATGGGCGCGAATAATCAGTACGCGAGCGGCAAGGAAACGAACGCTGCCGGGTTTGCCAACCTCGGCAAGACGATCATCGGCATGGGCAGTAAGGCCCTAGGTTACGGAGGCTTCTGATGGCGGGCTTGTCCTATCCCGGCTTTGTCGTGCCACAGGCGCAGGAAAGCTCGCTTGCCGCTTTCCTGCCTGGTCTTGAGGCGGGGCGCAAAGAGAAGCGCTTTACCGAGGCAATGGAGAAGGTCGCGCAGCTCGGCGCTGGTCCGGCAACGCCAACTGGCTATGGCGGTAGCGACTTCCTGCAATCGCTCCTGGCCCCGCAGGGGGCAGCCCCGGCGCTCACCACTCCGCAACAGCTTTCGCCTACGGATGCTGTGGTCAATGGCTCCGTCGATGCAGCGGCTCTAAGCCGCGATCCGATGCTCGACACCTATTTCCGCAACGCACGGCGCGCAGAGAGTGGCGGCAACGATGCGGCGAAGAACCCGAAGTCTAGCGCGACCGGTCGATATCAGTTCCTTGAGGGGACATGGCAGGACTTGGCGCAGCGCCGTCCCGATCTCGGTCTGACGCCCGATGGCCGCACGAACCCCGACCAGCAGGAACGGGCTATGCGGGCATTCACCGAGGAAAATGCCGCGGCGCTTTCGCGCTCAGGCGTCCCGGTCAATCCCGGCAACCTTTACGCGGCGCATTTCCTTGGTGCCGGTGGCGCGTCGAAGGTCCTTACGCAAGATCCGAACTCGGCTCTGTCGGCCTATCTTGACCCAGGCGTCTTGCAGGCGAACCCGAACCTGCAAGGCATGACCGTTGCGGATTTCACCGCATGGGCCGGCAGCAAGGGCGGCAACGGCTCGGGCGGCTACCAGGGGCCGACAATGGACGTTGGGGCGGGGCAGGGCCAGCCCTACAGCGTGGATGGGGAGACGCTCGCAACCCTTATGGCTGCTGAGGAAACTCGGCCCCTGGCGCTGTCGCTCATCAAGGCGAACCAAGAGGCGAACCAAGATACGCAGGCCAGCCGTGGCCGCTATGTGACCGAGCAGGGGAATGACGGCTCAATCTGGCAGCGGGACACCATGACGGGCGAGCAGCAGATCATCCGAGAGGCGCCCCAGCAGGCCGAGCAATACCGGATGCTCTCGCCCCAAGAGGCGCAGCAGATGGGTTTGCCCGCCGGCGCCTATCAGGTGGGGGCGGATAACAAGATCAGCCCGATCGGTGGCAGCAACGGCACGAACGTGACGGTCAACAACACTGAAACGCCTGCATTCTTCAAAACGTTGGATGAGCAGAACGCCAAAACCTTCTCCAGCTTGCTTGATGCCGGAGCGCAGGCGCAGGGCAATGAAGTCCGGCTGGCTCAACTCGAAACCGAGCTCGCGAGCGCACCGCAAGGCATGCAGGGGAGCCTCGTTCAGCTTGCCGGCCGCTTCGGTGTCCCGATGGATGGGCTAGACAATGTGCAGGCCGCACAGGCGCTGATCAATCAGCTCGTCCCCGGCCAACGCCAGCCCGGTTCGGGCACCATGTCGGATGCGGATCTGGCTCTGTTCAAGCAGTCGCTTCCGTCAATCGCCAATCAGCCCGGCGGCAACGAACGCATCCTCAAAACAATGCGGTCGATCAACGCCTATACGATGCAGCAAGCCCAGATCGCGAACGATGTGGCGAACCGCGTAATCGACCCTGGCGAAGGGCGCAAACGCCTGATGGCCCTGCTTAACCCCCTAGCTGGGATAAAAGCGCCGCCCGCGAGCGCTGGAAACGGAAACCGCACGCCCGATCTGGCTGTACCAGACGCGGGGAGTGTCGCACGGCCGGTCACGAAGGAAGACTACGAGGCTCTGCCCAGCGGTGCGAAGTTCGTAGATCCCGAAGACGGCAAGACCTACAGGAAGCCCTGATGCCACGATTTGCAGGTGTCCCGGTAGAGAGTGAAGGCGGTAAGCCGCGCTTTGTCGGCGTTCCCGTTGAACAGGCTCCCGAACTGGAAGAGTGGCGGCGTGGCATGTTGCTGCCGATGGAGCATAACCCCGCAACCGGTGAACACCGGTGGGCTGTCCCGCAGTTGCTCGTTGAGGCTGGCGAAGCGATACAGGCCCCCCTTAAAGCCCTGTCGGGTGGTTACGGGCTCGAACAAGACCCTGAGACAGGGCGCGTGTCCCCGATCACTTCTGAGATGGCCGGCGATGCGATGGGTGTTGCCGGTTTCGGTCCCGGCGGGATAACGGCGCCGGCAGCGGGTATCCCAAGCCGGGCGGCTGCCAATCTATCGGGGCGCGCCCGAAATGTTCTTTTGCGCGGCATCGAGGATGCGGGCATTCCGACTGATCAGGTCGGCAGGCAACTATCCGCGATCGGGCCTGATGCCGTTTTGGCCGATTTAAGCCCGCGCCTGCAGAACCAAGCTGCAGCAATTGCCACAATGCCGGGTGCTGGACAGAAAACGGTGGTTGATGCGCTTCGGGCACGCCAGTCCCAAGCCAACCCGCGCATTTTCGGCGACGTTGACGCGACCCTCGGGAAGTCGCCTGTGCCGTCGAGACTTCTAGAGGATATCCGCAACAACCAGGTTTCCCTCGGTCCTGAGTACGACGCCGCTTTTCAGGGCGCCCGCGCAGTCGACACATCGCCCATTGCGCTCGATCTGGACAGTATGGCCGTCAACCTGCGCGGTGATGCGCAAAGGGCTGCTCAGCGTGTGCGCTCAATGCTGAACGTCACCGGCACTGACCAACTGGACCCAAACCCTGCAACGCTGTTCCAAACCCGACAGGCCATTGATGACATGATGGCCGGCGACCTTGGCCCGCAGGCTCGTGCGGTCATGACGAACATTCGTCATCGTGTGGATCAGACGCTTGCCGAAACAGTGCCGGGCATCAAAGAGGTTGACGCCAAGTTCGAGGAACTGGCCAAGCAACGCGAGGCAGTGCAGGCGGGGCAGCAGGCCCTTGACAGCGGAAGGACCGCTGTGCGCCCGTCAGAACTCGTTGATCAGATGGTAGGGGGGTCTGTCCCGCAAAGGGGTATGGGTCCTTCCGGTGCGCCGTTCCGCTTGAGCCAAGGAGCCCGCTCGGAAATTGATCGGATGTTCGGCACCACCGTGAACGACCTGAACGCGCTCAAGCGCGCGGTGGGCGGGGAGGGGAATTGGAACCGGGATCGGCTGGCGACAATTTTCGGGGCCGAGAAGGCGGATCGTCTCCTTGGTATTCTGGAGCGCGAGCGGCGGTATGCCGAGACGCAGAACCTCGCCTTGTCTGGTAGTCGGACGCAGGTGCTCAAGGCAGCGCAGGATGAAATTCGCGGCACTGAGAAGGGGCCAGGCTTCCTGCAAAGCCTACTCAACCTGCAAGGCGGTAGCGCTGCCGCGAAGTTGGCTGACTACACTCTCGGCCGCGCAGGGGCTGCCGGCCGCGAAAGCGACAATTCCCAGATCGCGCGCCTGCTTATGAGCGGCGCGGATACGGACTGGCAGTATTCGGTGCCGAAGTACCGTCCGGCGCTGCCCGGCGCGCTACCGACAGCGACGCGCGCACTCCCGTGGTATCTCAGTTCGGATCAGTGAGAGCCGCGTACATCATCAACAGCAGGGCCGGGAAAAAGGCCATTGCACATGCGAGCCAGATATTTTGACCGACTAGCCCCCCTCGCGTTAGCCATAGCGAGGTGGCCGCCCAAACGCCGGCGATGGTGCTCAACCGCAGCATCCATTTCGAATTGATGCCCCGTTTGGCGCGCCGGAACCCGGTCGGCCGATATTCGTGAGGCTCTAGATCGAACTGCTTGGGCATCCCCAAGCCATAGCCGTTTCCAATCTTTTCGTCACCACCTCAACCGAAGGAACACCAATGGCAATCCTCTGGCAGCCTGCGCCTGCGCCGTTCATCGACGCAAACGGCAACCCTTATGTTGGGGCAAAGGCCTATTTCTTCGATGCCAACACCACTTCGCCGCGGACAGTGTACCGCGACAGCGGCCTCGGCATTTCGCACGACCATCCGGTGGTCGCGAACGCGGCGGGCATCTTCCCGGCCGTATTTTTGCCGAGCGGAGATTATCGCCTGCGGGTGACGGACGCTCAGGGCGTGACGATCTGGGACGTGGATGGGATTAGCGCCCCGACTGCGGGGGCGGCAACCGATCCTGGCGCCGGTTCGACCAATCCAACCCTCCTTGCTAGAACGGGTGACATTAAGGACCGTTACGACGTAGGGCCGCACACTGGCTGGGTGCGCTGCAATGGTCGAACCATCGGGAACGCGACCTCTGGAGCAACAGAACGCGCGAGCGCCGACTGTGAGGCGCTATTCGTATTCTTGTGGACAATCGATGGCGGGCTCTTTGTTTCCGGAGGGCGTAGCGCAACCGCAGCAGGAGATTTTGCAGCGAGCAAGACCATCCTCCTACCTGATTTCAGGCTCCGCGTTCGTGCTGGACTTGGGCGCATGGGCAGCGATGAAAGCCCGATCATGCCGGGTAATTTCGTGGACAGCGGCAACAATGACTTGCTGGGAACCACGGCGGGCAGATCTGCAATCGCGCTCACCATCGACCAGATGCCAGCGCACGATCATGGCGGTGAAACAGGGCAGGCAGGTTCCCATTTCCACACCTATACCGCCCCTGGTCGCAGACAATTCTTTAACGGCACCAATCTCACCGACATCGACGGGCAGGCCGAGACAAGGAATACAAGCGGTGTCCCCGATCACGCGCACAGCATTCCATCGGCCGGCGGCGGGCAAGAGCACTACAATATTCAGCCCACCAAGCTCGTCACCGTCTACATGAAGCTCTGAGGCCGCGATGTACGAACTTTCCCTAGTCGCGCATAGCGGGGTCGATTGGGCGCAGGCCATCGAGCTTATCAATGCCGAGACTGATCGACCGCTTACGGAAGCCGCTGAGGCGCTGATCGAGGTTCAGGTGAGCGATAGGCACGACCGGACCATCTTGAACGCAACTTCAGCGGACGGCAGCGTGCAGCGTCCTAATGCCTCGGTGTTTCAGTGGCGGTTTACGCGTGATCAGATGCATTCCTTGCGAGAAGGCAGGACTTATCGCATCGGCTGCCGCCTTACGGTGGAGGGAAAGTCCATTCAGCTTTTCGGCGGCACGCTCGCCTATATTGACGGAGACCTCTCGTGAATTACCTCCCTCCGATCCGCCTCCGTGTCCTTCCGGCGCTGTTGCCGGTGGACGCGAGGGAAGTGGAGTTCCGTGTCACTGCCACGGACATTGAGTGGCGCTACGTCCCCGATTTTAACCAGCCGGCACCCGCCTGGCAGTACCTCATCGCCCGCGCGGCGTTGATAGGTCCGTCGGGCCCCCCGGTGGAGTTAAGAACGGACGGCACCGATCTACAGTATAGGGTGGTGGGGACATCGACTTGGTTCAAGATCATAACGATCAGCGACCTCTTTGCTTCGGCTAACGCAGCGGTCCTAGCGGCGCAACAGGCCGCAGCGATCGCCGCGCAGTCTGCCCAGGACGCCATCAACGCGGCCGCCGGGGCCGCGTTGGTTACTGGCGCCTTGCCGCGGGTGACCCGCGCCACGATCAGGGCTTTAGATACCGGGTCCATTACCGTGGCATATTCGACGGACGACGCGGCCTTGGGCCTCTTTCAGTGGACCTTAGGAGACTTCACCGAAGAAATTGCCGCAGATACCGCCGGTTTGATCTATCTGAGGGCCAATGCTGTAGCCGCATCAGCCGGTGCTTGGGTGCGGATCTGGGATCGCGATCCCAATCGCAAACCCTCGCTCGCAAAGGTGCTTGCTCGCGTCAATGGGGGGGCGAACATCACCATAGCCTGTTATGGTGATAGCCTCACCTATGGGCAGGACGAGACGCCGACCGGGACACTGCCTCCAATCAACAGTGCGTCACAGCAGCGCAGCTCGGACCCCTATCCGGAGACATTGCAAGCATCGCTCAGTCTAGTCGGGTTCTCTGGCGGCGTCACGGTTTTCAACCGAGGGTTCCCCGGCGACAGCTCCAGAACTGCGGTCGCTCGGTGGGCATTGGCTTCCGAAACCGATGTGGCTTTCATCATGTACGGCCATAACGACGCCAACAACTACGGCGGGTTTGGCTTGGTGTCCGTTGAGGATTACCGGGTCAATGTATCGTTGATGGTCGAGCGGAGGCTATCCCAGGGCACCGCCGTAATTATTCTGCTGCCGCCGCGCGTTAACAATGCCGTCTCTGATGCGGCTTTGCGTCCCTATGTGGCAGCATTGCGCCAGATCGCTGCGGATTACGAGCTGCCTTGCATCGATACAAGCGAACAGCTCTCGGGGGTAACGAGCCTGTG